CGGCTTTAGGGGCTGGCTTCGTGCTGGCCCCTTACCCTTTTATAAAATGATTTCCTTTTATTAAGGTAATGCAATGCCCTCCACCTACATCGATTTATGTAATAAAACCCTGCGCCGCTTAAATGAGGTGGAGATTGCTGATGCTGACTTTGGGTCAGTTAGAGGCGTACAGGCTTTAGTTAAAGATGCAGTTAAAGCTGCGGTAGCTAAAATTAATCAGGCAGAGTTTGGGTGGCCTTTTAATGCCGCAGAACAAACTGATGTCTTAGTTGTTGGCCAAGAAGAATACGTTTGGCCTCAGTATTTCAAAGTAGTGGATTGGAACAGTTTTCAAATCCAAGAAGATACTAACTTAGGTTCCTCTTTTAAAACTCTTAAAGCAATTGAGCAGGACGAATGGTATAACCAGTATCGTGACGATGACTACGCTGCAGGCGCTTCTGGGAGAGGTATCCCAGACTTTGTTTTCCCCTCACATGGCAATGGTTATGGCGTAAGCCCCTCGCCCAACAAAGCGTACACGGTAAAATTTCGTTACTTTATGAATTACTCTGACATCACAAACGCAACTGATGTCACTCGCATCCCCGAAAGCTTCGACACCGTTTTAATCGATGGTGCGCTTTATCACATGTACATGTTTAAAGATAATATGGAGTCAGCCCAAGCTGCGTATATGGGTTTTGAAAAAGGCATCAAAGACCTCCAAACTCTTTATATAAATAATAATATCTCAGTTCGAGATACACGGATTAGGTTCTAAATGCCGGATCAAATACAGTCTTTTAAAGTCATATGTAGCGGCGGTCTTAATAGTAATGAAAATCACTTAGACTTATCGGACAACAGTCCGGGTGCCGCCACAAGATTAGTTAATTACGAGCCGTCACTCTTTGGCGGCTATCGTCGTGTTGGGGGGTACGCTAAGTACGATAATGATTATGGTGAATTAACCGTAGCAGGGCAGACCACAGGCCAAGGCAAGGTACTTGGGTTAGCTATTTTCAAGGACGATGTAACAAACTCAACTAAAATAATAGCCGCCCGTCAGGATGCTGGCAGTACCAATTACAGTTTCTATTATTACACTGCGTATATTGGATGGCGTAAGTTTACTTTAGATCACTCAGTTACCCGTCCGATGACTTTAAACGGTCTGACGGTGAACAAACTACGTCATGCGGTATTTAACTTTGGAACAGGTAATCACATTATATTTGTGGATGGGGTAAATCCCGCAATTGTATTCAATGGTACTAACTGGAAAGAGATAAAATCTTCACACGCTGGCGGATATAATGCATCTAATAACACGGCAGGTGGCGCACAGGCACTAAACGCCCCTGCACTTGTGGATGTATTTGAGAACCATTTATTCTTATCGGGGCATGAAGCAACACGGGCGGCAGTAGCACATAGCGCACCAAACGATGCGTATACATGGACATCTGCTGCAGGCGCTGGGCAGATTGCTGCGGGATTTGATGTAGTACAAATTAAGCCTTTTCGTGATGACTTATTTGTATTTGGCAATAACTCCATAAAAAAAATAAACGTAACTACTGCGGGTGCATTTTCCTTAAAACAGGTAACGGCCAATGTTGGATGCGTTGCGCGTGATAGCGTACTAGAAATTGGTGGGGATTTAGTTTTTCTTGCCCCTGACGGATTCCGGCCTTGTGCATCAACTTCAAAAATTGGTGATGTTGAATTAGAAACTTTATCTAAACCCATACAAGCCACTCTGGTCGATATAATTGCCAATGAAAATATGGAAACTTTTAATGGGGTTGTTATTAGATCAAAATCTCAAATCCGATATTTTGTAGGCGATGACGCAAAAGCTTCCGCTGACAGCATTGGTATTATTGGAGGTATGACTAGCACTTCAGGTTCTATTGGTTGGGAGTTTGGGGAGCTTTTAGGTATACGGGCATCTTGCTGTGAGAGTGGTTATGTAGGGACCACTGAACTTGTACTTCATGGTGATTTTGATGGGAATGTATATCAAGAAGAAATTGGCACCAGCTTCGACGGGGCAGACATCGTATCTATATACGCAACGCCCTATTTAGATTTTGGCGAAACAGAACAACGCAAGGTTATGCGTAAGATCAATACATTTATTCGGGCAGAGGGTCCGTTAGAAATGCTCTTATCGATGACCTATGATTGGGGGGATGGGGACGTAAGCACTCCAGCAACCTACTCGCAGACATCTACAGGTGCGCCTACAAAATACTCCGGGCGCAATATTAATTATGCCGCCAGTAATGTACTTTATGGCGGTTCATCAAAACCAATTATGACTTCAGACATCCAAGGATCAGGTTTTTCAGCCCAAGCCACATTTGTGACTGTAGGCCAGACAGAGCCTCATTCGATCCAAGGAATGGTCTTTGAATTTACTGCGGCAGGGAGAAGATAATGGCAGGGTATACAAGGCAGAGTTCTGGCCAAATTGTTAACGGTTCAAACATTACTGCACCCCCTTTAAATGCGGAGTTTAACCAAGTTGCTGCGGCTTTCAGTGCCTCATCAGGGCATAACCATACAGGCGGTACAGGCGATGCCCCTCAAATTAATTTGGCTACATCCGTTACCGGATACCTACCTCCAGCCAACGGCGGTATGGGCGGTCTAAGTAATTTTACAGCAACTACAACTCCTGCTGTTTCTAATGATGTCACCGAAGGCTATGTAACAGGATCACTATGGGAAAATGTCTCGACAGGAAGAGTTTATATCTGCGTAGGCAATACCACAGGTTCGGCAGTCTGGCGTGAGCTTGTACAGGTTGTCGGTGGAAACGCTTTAATTCCTGCAGCTACCGACACGGTAGACATTGGCTCCACAACCGTAAGATATCAAGATTTGTTCTTGTCGGGTGGAATTGCGGCGGCTGGGAACGTAGCCGCTGGCGGTACGCTAAACATTACTGGGGCTACGACCCTTAGTTCTACGCTAGGTGTAACTGGAGATACTTCCTTAGTTAATCTAGCTGCTACGGGTACAACAGTAATAAATTCCATTGACCTTAATTCGGGTGCGATTGATGGCTCTACAATCGGGGTTTCTACTCCAGCCGCAGGCACATTCACTACCCTTAACGCTAATACTAGCCTAGTCGCTGCAACTGCAGACATTAATGGTGGTAGCATCGACGGTGCCACTGTAGGCGCTGCAACCCCTGCTACTGGTGCCTTCACTACACTCTCAGCAAGTACAAGCTTAACTGCAGCTACAGCAGACATTAACGGCGGTACAATTGATGGGGCCACTATTGGTGCAACGGTTAAAGCTGCAGGCTCTTTTACTACTTTAACTACTACTGGTCAGGCTACCCTAAATACTGCTGACATTAACGGCGGTACTGTTGACGGGGCCACTATTGGTGCGTCTACTCCTTCAACTGGTTCATTTACTACTTTGGAAGCCTCTGGCGGCATAACAGGCGCTCTCACAGGCAACGTGGCAGGTAACACAGCGGGTATTCATACAGGTGCAGTAGCAGGTAACGTAACAGGCAACCTTGCAGGTAACGTAACTTCAACAGGCACCTCCTCATTCCAAGACGTAACAGTAAATGGTACGTTGAATATGAATGCTGGTACTACCGCCACGATCACTAACCTTACTGATCCCACTAATGCACAGGATGCAGCCACTAAGGCTTATGTAGACACAGGTATCTCTAACCTTGTAGCTTCTGCCCCCGGTACACTTGATACATTAAACGAACTGGCTGCAGCCCTTGGCGATGACGCAGCCTTCAGTACCACAGTAACTAACAGCATTGCCACTAAGCTTCCATTAGCTGGCGGTACAATGTCTGGTGCCATTGCTATGGGTGCTAATAAAGTAACTGGTGTTACTGACCCTACAGCGGCACAGGATGCCGCCACTAAGGCTTACTCAGATGCACAACGTGATACACGGGTAGCTAAAACTGGTGATACCATGTCTGGCAACCTAGCAATGGGTTCCAATAAAGTCACTGGTCTTGCAACAGCTACAGATGCAAATGATGCAACAAACAAAGCATACGTTGATGGTCTATTGGGTAGCTCTACTGCAGCAGCTACATCAGCCACTAACGCCGCTACATCAGCCACTAATGCTGCTACAAGTGAAACAAATGCTGGTAACTCAGCAAGTGCAGCATCTACTAGTGAGACTAACGCTGCAGCTTCGTATGACTCATTTGATGACCGCTACCTTGGCGCTAAGGGTTC